AGTGGTACTTTACAGCCAGTTCAAGATGGTGCTGGGGTAAACACTGCTTTATCTCTTTCTACTTTAGCTGCAACTGTTAATGGTGATTTAACTATTACTGGCGACTTGATTATTACTGGTGGTGGAATACAGATTAAAGACCTTATCGATGATACTGTAGCAGCATTGATTCAAAATGGTACTGGAATTACATGGACTTATAATGATGGTGCTGCAACTTTAACTGGTAACTTTACTGGAACTACAAGCGTTGTACCAGAAGGTAGCAATTTATACTATACTCAAGGTAGATTTGATTCAGCTTTCGCTGCTAAGAGCACAACGAACTTGGCAGAAGGAACGAATCTTTATTTTACAGAAGCAAGAGGTGATGCAAACTTTGCAACTAACCTTGCGGCAAGTGATACAGATGATTTAGCAGAAGGTGCTACTAACTTGTATTTTACTAATGCAAGAGCAAGAACTGCTTTAAGCGTGACTGCTGGAACTGGTCTTTCTTACAATAACACAACTGGTGTTTTTAACTTAGCTGCTATTCCTAATGCAAGTTTGACTAATAGCTCAATAACTATTAATGGTCAAGCAGTATCTTTAGGTGGTTCAGTTACTTTGACTACAACAAACATTGCAGAAGGAACTAACTTATATTGGACAGAGGCAAGAGGTAACTCTAATTTTGCAACTAATTTAGCTGCATCAACAACAACTAACTTAGCAGAGGGTACAAACCTATATTACACTCAAGCAAGATTTGATACTGCTTTTAGCAATAAGAGTACAACCAATTTAGCTGAAGGAACTAACCTTTACTATACACAAGCAAGATTCAATAGTGCTTTAGCTGCAAAGACTACTACAGACTTAGCAGAAGGCACAAACTTATATTACACAGATGCTCGTGCAAGACTTGCATTATCATCATCTGCAACTGGGTTATCTTATGCTAACAATAGTGGTGTATTTAGCTTAACTGCTGGTTATGCGATTCCTACAACAGTTAAATTAGGTGAATACGATATAGCTTACAATCGTTCTATCGTATCTGCTGCGGTAACTGGTACATCAACAAAGACTTTAAGCCTAACTCAACAAGATGCTAACGTAATAACAGCAACTTGGACTGACCAAGGTATAACAACAATAAACGGAACTGCAAATCAAATTGCAGCTACAACTGTAGGTAACACTACAACTCTTGCATTTACGAATGATGTTACGATGCCTAACAACTTAGTTGTAAGCGGTAACTTAACTATCAATGGTACTGCAACTTATGTAAACACAGAATCAATATCTTCTAAAGACCCATTGTTCGAGGTAGCTAACACTAACAATACAACAGATGCGGTTGACATTGGATATTATGGTAGATACTATGATGCTGTTCAAGAAAGAGTAGAGTTTACTGGATTATTCAGAGATGCTTCTGATGCTGGTAAGTTTAAGATATTTAATGGTTTAGTAGATGAACCTACAAACGTAGTTAACACTACTGGAACTGGTTACACAGTTGCAACTTTAGTTGCTAACGTAGATGGTAACTTAGCTGGTACTGCAAACGCTGCAAACATCTTATCTACTGCAAGAACAATAGCTGCAAGTGGAGATGCTGCATGGTCAGTTAGCTTTGATGGTTCTGCAAACGTAACATCTGCCTTAACATTGGCTAATACTGGTGTTACTGCTACAACTTACGGAACTTCTACTGCTGTACCTACAATCGCTGTAGATAGCAAGGGAAGAATAACAAGTGCTTCTAATACAAACATTACTTTCCCAGTTACAACAGTTAATGGATTTGCTGGAACTGTTGTTCTAACAACATCAGATGTTGCTGAGGGAACAAATCAATACTTTACTACAGCAAGAGCACAAGCATCTATTACTGGTGGTGCATCAAGCGTAGTAACTGCTAACTTAACTGCTTCAAGAGCTTTAGTTTCTGATGGTAGTGGTAAGATTGCAGCAAGTGCGACTACAACAACTACAGAGGTAGGTTATTTAGCTGGTGTAACAAGTGCTATACAAACACAGCTTGATAGCAAGTTAAACTTGACTGGTGGTACTTTAACTGGCGGTTTAATAGGAACTACTGGTAGCTTCTCAAGTAGTGGTAGTGGAGATACTTTCACTATTGGCCATACAAGCGGAAGTGGTATAGCCTTAAACATCACTAAGAATGGTAACGGAGAAGGATTATATATAAACAAAGCAAGTGGTAGTGGTAACGCTGCTACAATCATAGGTACTTTAAACGCAACTACTTTAGTTAAGAGTGGTGGTACAGCATCTCAGTTCTTAAAGGCAGATGGCTCAGTAGACTCAAGCACATATTTAACAACAAGTGCCGCATCTTCTACTTATTTACCTTTAGCTGGTGGTACGCTTACTGGTGCTTTAAGTGGTACAAGTGCTACGTTATCAAGTAGTTTGACGATAGGAAGCACTTTTAATATTAATACAGAGGCTTGGTTACAATTTCTTGGCAACAATGTTTTAATAGCAGATGGAGATTTTACAATTTTACAAACAAGTGGGACAGGTTTAATGAGGTTTAGAAATAATTCTGCACAAAATTTATTAACATTAGCTAATAATGGTGTTGCTACATTCTCAAGTAATGTAGGAATCGGAGTTACACCGAGTGCAGCAAATTTACCAAGTATAGAAAGCCAATATGGATTTTTTAGTGGACAAAGCGAAATTAATTTAACTACTAATGCTTATTATAATTCAGGATTTAAATACATAAGTTCGGGTTCTCGTGCTCTTAGGTATCATCAAAGTACTTTTGATGGTTCTCATCAGTGGTTTACTTCCGCTTCTGGAACAGCAGGTAATTCTATTAGCTTTACAGAAGCAATGAGAATCACATCGGGGGGTGATTTATATGCAAATCAAAGTACTTTCTTTGGTAATCCTGCTGGAGACCCAGCATCTCCTAATACTCATACATTTTATTCTTCTGGATATTTCCAATCATCTTATTTAATGTATTTGAGAAATGGTGCTACAAGTCCAACTTATACATATATGGCTGACTGGCACTTTAGCAATAGTAGTGGAAGATGGAGTTCTGGAACTGGTCAACAATTTTTAAGATGTAGAGATGACCAAAATAGATTAATTATTTACGAAAGTGGTAATGTTCAGAATTACAACAATAGTTATGGCTCATTATCTGATATTAAAGTAAAAGAAAATATTACTGATGCAAGTCCAAAACTTAATGATTTATTAAAAGTAAGAATTGTTAATTATAATAAAATTGGAGATAAAACTAAACAAATAGGTGTTATTGCTCAAGAATTAGAGCAAATATTTCCATCAATGATTGAGGAAATTCAAGATACAATTGATGTAGAAGTAGAAAAAACTGACGAAAATGGCATTACATTGTTAGATAATAATGGTAATCCTATATTAGAAAACAAGATTGAAGTTTTAGAAACTACTACTAAGTCTGTCAAATACTCAGTTTTTGTTCCAATGCTTATAAAATCTATTCAAGAATTAGAAGCAAGAGTAAAAGAATTAGAAGCTAAATAATTTTACCTAAATTTGTAAAAAATAACCAAATATGACAATAACATTAAACGCAGAGCAAATTAAGCAATTAGATGGCTTTTTTCAAGAGTTACCGACAAAGTATGGCTTACCCCTTATTAAGTTCTTTGGTGAGCTAAATGAGGCTCAAAATGGCCAACAAACGGATTCTAAAGAAGTAGAGGTAGAAGGATAATGAAAGACTGCGGATATGCTATACGAAAGGCTTATTTCGACAAGATAAATGCTAACAACTACGAACTATCGGTATATGATACCATAGCTCCAGATGGTTCAGAGCCTCCATTCTTGCTAATAAGCTCACAGACATCAGTAGAGAATAGCGACAAAACAAGCTATAACTTTGATGTAAGCATACAGTTTGACATAGTGTATAGGACATTTAAGTCTGGTGAAGTAGGTCAAAAAGCCGTAGATGGGTGGGCTAATGACTTATTGGAAATCATAGGAGTAGGCCCTGCAGATTATCCAAATGCTTCTCCAGATTTCAAAATAGTTACAAGGAATATGGTGTCAAACCAGGCTACTTTTGACTATGTAGAAGAAACATATATTTTTAGAAGAGTTATAGTGGTAGACCACTTTGTAACTCAAACAACATAATTAATTAGGATTTTAAACATATAAAAAAAACATAATATGGCTACCACAGGAATTTTTAACGGAAGTTTGCTTGTCGTAAAGATAGGCGGTGTTGCAGTTGCACATTCAACTTCATGCTCTTTATCAGTATCAACAGACTTACCAGACGCAACTACAAAAGATAGTGGTGGATGGGCAGCTCAAATTCAAGGACTTCGTTCTTGGTCAGTATCAACAGATGGCTTAGCGGTTATCGAATCTGCTGCTGCTGGTGTAAACGTAGAAGATTTATTCTCTTCTATTAGTTCAAGAACTGATGTAACTTTGACTTTCTCTACTTTCGTAAGTGGTGACAAGATTTGGACTGGAACTGCAGCGGTTGAGTCTTTAGACTTTACTGGTGACATGGAATCTCCAGCTACATTCTCTGCATCATTCACTGGAACTGGAGCATTAGTGATGACTACCAACGCATAAACTAAAAACCAAATATATGAGAGGACAATTTAACCTATCACTTTCTGATGGTAAGGTAATACCGCTGCGTTTCTGCACATGGTCTCTAAAGAGATTCTGTCAGTTACAAGGTATAGGCCCAACAGAGATAGGAACAGCTTTAAGCGGTGAATCTGCTTTAGATGCTATCGTTAATTTAGTAAGGTCTGCTGCTGAATACCCTTTTTACAAAGAAGGTAGAACGCCAGATTTTAAAGAGATTGACGTATGCGATTGGATAGATGACATGGGTGGTATCGCTGGAGCACAGTTCCAAGAAATCATGGCTGCACTATCAGAAAGTATGAATAGCGGATTAGAGCAACCAAGTTCTACGTCAACAGAGGCTGGTGAAGAAAAAAAATTAGAATGGATTGACATAGAAAGATATACAATGGGGGAGTGTCAAATACTTCCCCATTTGTTTTGGGAGATGACCATGGCTGAATTAGACTTTATTTGGTATGGTTATAGGCACAAAGAGGAGCAAGAATGGGTAAGGTCAAGATGGCAAACTACGATACTTGTCAATATGCAGCTACC